AATATTAGTCCAGGTACAAAATTTATGAATACAATGTCTCAAGAATTAAAGGACCGTCGTTTTCTAGATGAATGTAAGGAAATATGTTCAAATATTGAGGGTATATTAGTGTCTGATATATATAATCCAGGTGAAGGTGAAATGAAGATTATGACTTGTTTGAGAAATCTAAAATCAAGTAGTAATAAAATTTGTGTTTATTCTCCTGATTCGGATATGATTCTTTTACTTATGATTTTAGATATTGAAACGGTATTATTAAGATTTGATCAACAAAAATCAAAAATAGAGAATAAAAAAATATTTAATTTAATTAATGTTCAACAGTTTAAAGGAGAACTTATTCGTTATTGTAAAGAAAGAGTAGATTTGTTAGATAATGATAGATTATTAATAGATGAAATTATTTATATTTTTACATTATTTGGCGACGATTTCTTACCAAAATTAGAATCAATAAATGTAGGTGAAGATATAAATACAATTATTGATAACTATTTATTAACTTTAATAGATGTAGGTAATATATTAGAAACAGGACAACATGGTGGAAGTATTAACTTATTTAAAAGTGGAAAAACCCTGTTAAAAAAACAGGTAGATGAAGACTCTCATGAAACTAATGAGGTAGAAGATACGAGAGAACAAATGAATAGATACAGTATTAATCATGATAACCTAATTCATTTCTTTTCTTTATTAACAAAAAATGAGTTGATTGATATAAATAGAAACTTTTATAATTCTAAATATAAAAATTACACTTGGGCTAGAAATAATAATTTTAACAAAGATTTAACTCAATTTAAATATGATATTAATAATATTATAACTAAATTTGTTGTTAGTAAAAGCATGTTATTTAATAGAACTGGTCAAGTATGTACAACTTTAAATGCTACTACATGTATTGATGTCCAATACTTTTATGATTTTTTTAAAAGTGAACTTGATAAAACATACAAGTATAACAAAAAATCATCAGAATTTGATGGTAAATCATACGAAAAAGGAAAAGGAAGTGATTTAGAAAGAAATATATATTCTGACTTGTTGACCAAAATTATGACCAATCAAGTTCATACTCAACCATATTATAATTTTGTTTATAATATATTAAAAATAATAGATGGTCATCATTTATATCATACTTTATATGGTGATGGTATTTTGGGTAGATCATTATTAGGAAAAAGAAGTAAAGAATTTCAAGATAAAATTAACAAGTATAAATCACTTTATTATTTACAATTATCTAATGAAGAAATAATAGAAGAGCTTGTCTTATACATGTATTTACAACCATTACAATTTCCATTTAATAATTTTAGATTAGAATCAACTACAATATTTCAAAAATATGATGAAAGGTCATTTAAATCAAAAGATCATAAAAACAAAATGAAAAAAAATGAATTATTAAATAAAGGAAAAGAAAGAGACCAATTAGAATATATAATGAATAATAAATTAGATGATTTTTTTTATCTTTTTAATCCAGAACATTCATTTTATAAAAGTAAAATTAGAAATCTTAATGAATATTATACAGAATTTTTTCCAAATAAAAATAAAGAAGAAATCATTGATAAATATATAGAAGGATTTGAATGGGTTTTAAATTATTATTTTAATGATAAGATGGATAGTATGTGGTATTATCCATATATTAGAACGCCATTATTGAGTGATATTATAAGTTTATATAAACCAAAAACAGATACTCTAAATTTTAATCAACCGATCGTATTTAATCCTTTAGAATCAATTATTTTTATATCACCATTAGAACCAGAATATCCTTTAACTTTTTTCCCAGATTTAGTATCAGATGAAATAAAAGAGAAAATTCAAGAATTTATGATTAGTAATAGACACTTCTTTTTACCATTATCTGAAATAAATATTAAATTACAAACAAATATGGCTGAATTAACTGATTTATTAGATTGTAGTGTATCAATATTCTTGAGTAAATGTCATTTTAAATTATTAGAGGGTAAAACTGATCCTATATTATTTATAGAAAAGTTTCGCAAAGTAATACCACTAGAAGAACAACCGCTTAAAAATATCAACACTTTTAAATGTGTTAACTTAAGATTAAATTAAAAACTAATTTCATCAGAAAAATTAGATTTATTTAGGAATACATTCAAATTTAGTGTAAGCTAATATTAATGAATTAAGTTTCTTTTGAATTTTATACTTCAAAAGTCCATGTTTTTCTACTAAACATCTATTCAAATTATTTAAGTCAGGGTTGCTTATAGTAAATTCTGTTTTTGAATCATCAATTATTGGATTTTCAAAATATTTAACTGTCTCCTTATAATTTATATTTTTTCCAATTTTTTTTAATACTTCATCGATATTTTTATTCTCTTGAAAAATATCGAACATTTCGAAACAATTAATATCAATTATGTGTTCACAATAGTCACATCCTAATAAAATACAAAATTCTATAAACTGTGTATGAGTCCAATTAAATTTATTTTTTATATTGTTTAGACTAATTTCTATTGGATTTCTTTTGAAAGATGTTAAGTTCCTAATAATATAAGGAGAACCAAATGTTAATATATCCATATCTTCAGTTAAAACAGCATCTACATAACCATTTTTTGCTAACCATGCACATTGAGAATCTGCTTCTTCTGGTGCATTAATGTATGGAACACCCATTAAATCTAATAATTCTCTACAATCTTCTAATTGTTTTTTTGTTATGATTACACTACGTTTAAAATACTTTATTTTTTCTTTATTTGTTTCTGCCAATACTAGTTTTTCTTCTGCTTTTTTTCTTATATCTTTCCTCAAATCAAGAACTTTCCTTTTCATGTCTGGAGGTTTACCGTCAAATACGTAAACTGGAATTATACCTTTATTTAATAGTTTTACCGTTTTATTAAATAATCCTAATACATGTGATGATATTTCTCCTTTTTTGTTAATTAAATCTGCACCAGAATTTCTAACAGAAATAACAACCTGATATAATAATATACTTATATCTATTGCAATTTTCTTACCTGAAAAGTCAGTTATATCTTTGTCTTGTACTAATTCAGGATAAGTATTTAAAAATTTTAACAAGTTTTTAATACCCATTTATAGGTCTATATTGATTAAAATATTTATTTTTAAATAAATTAATCAATTTTTCTAATTAATTTGGTTTATTCTTCTGTTGGTCCAATAAATAAATTTAATAATTTTTTCATATAAACATATATATATTGACTCACAATTAATGGGAAAATTAACATTTCTTTCATATTTGGTATGCCTTTCAATATCATTGGAACACCGTATTTAATACAATATTTTATAAGAAGAAGAAGAATAAAAAATCTTATAATAATCATTCCTATATTCTTCATAATCATATTAATAAATAAAAGGGACTTTTGTGCAGAATTTCTACCTCGATATCTAAAGAATGGGTCATTTCTAGGAAGACCGAATGCTAATTGCATCACATATTTTATTGGTCCAGTAAATATCCAAATAATTCCATTTAACAATCCTGTTTGTATTCTATATACTAATTTTGTTTCATTCCAAAATAAATGTAATGTAATAAATATAGCTGGAAGTATTACAACCGGAAATGGCACTTTACCCATCTCAAATAAATTTTGCATATATTTCATTAATACCATTATAATAATAGCAAATAAAAAGAACATGAACATTCCTATTTTAATTAATTTCAGAATCACCAATTTAAAAAAATTAAAAAGACTCTTTATCAGTTTTGGTATAATTTTAAAAATAAGATCCATGATCCACATTAGAAGTTTCCATAATAACATAATAAACTTGGTTAACATACCAAAAATAAATGAACCGATTTGAGTAATACTTCCAATTATTGATTTAAAAGCTTTACCAATAGAAGTAAAAAATTTTGGAAGTGCACCTAAACTAAATCCTTCAATTATTTTTTTATCTCTACTAATAGCTTCAAATTCTTCTTTAACATCATCTTCATATTTTTTTGGTATTAGTTTCATAAAATCTGGTTTTTTACCATCTTTAAAAATAAGATGATGAACTTCATAATCATCATCTTCAAATTTTTTTTCTTTAATTAATGTATTAACATGTTTTAATAAAACCATCGAAATAATAAATTTCTTTTTAATTATAAATTTATTTTCAGGATTTTTGTTATCAAGTGTTTTCATCACATCAAAGTTTCCTTTTATTCGTTGAACAGCATTATCAATATACATTATATTTCTAACAGCTATTGGATTAACATTACTGTCCTGATAATGTGTATTTAATCCATAAAAATTATTAACATGGTTTTCCATAAAAATAATACTTTTTTTCATTTTTCTTAAACTGGCCTTTATTTCTTCTTTAGTCATATTTTTTTTTGTAAATTTGTTATTCATATTATAATTAAAAATAGATTTTATTTATTATTAAACATTTAAATTATTCTTCCTCATTTCCTAAAATTTGTTGATTAACAGCTTTGTATAAAAACACGAAAAATGCTCTAAATAATATAATTGGAAATAGTAAAAATTCCCTCAAAGTTGGTAAAACTTTTATTAAATGATTGGAACCAAATTTTAGAAATATTTTAAATACTATAGCAAATATTAGTCCTCTCATAATAACTTTTCCAATATTGGCAAATATCATCATAAAAAATAAACTAATTTTAGTCCCAATATTTCTACCTCTGTATCTAAAGAACCTATCATTTGATGAAACACCTATTACGTTAACAAAAAATAATTTCAAATAAGTGTCAGAAAATTTCATTAAGGTGCTTAATATTGTAAATTGTATTGTTCTTATAGTTCTGGTTTTTGTCCAGAAAAAATGTATCGTTAATAATAAGGAAGGATAATCAGTAAATGCATCAGGCACAGCATCTGCAGTCGAAACTTGGTCAGTACCAATATCACCTAATAGTAACTCCCAATACTTTTGTATTGCTATGTTTAATCCAAAATACATAAAAATAGTAAAGATACCAATATATCTAGCTTTTAACCATAATAATTTAATAAATGAAAAAACTTTAGCTATCATCCGCGGTATCGTTTTAGTTATCAGAGTGAAAAGCATCATAAGTAATTGAAAAAATAATTTTATCACTTTAAATAATGTCGTTACTATAAACTTCACAATCTGTTCTAACATTTTAAATATCTTTGTCATGGCATCAAAAATACTTTTAAAAATCTCTATAATTTTATTAATTAGAGTTTTAATAAAGTTTACTGCTTTCATGAGACTATCTTTTACAACATTAAGTGTCTTCTTGATACCCTTTACTATATCTTTCCAAAATGGTTCAACAACTTTTCCTTCACTGTTTAATACATAATCCATATTTATTGATTTAAATTCTTCTCTAATATCTTCTTTATATTTTTCTGGGGCACGAGTAATAGCCTTGTTCTCATCATTATCAATCATAGATTGTACTTCAAAATCGAATGAATCAATATTATATTTTTTCATTAGATTTACTAAATGCTCTAATAAAACTATAGTAACCATGCTTTTCTTTTTTGCTATTTCTTTTAATTTAATCTTTAATTTTTTTTTAGTTCTTTTGCTATGTACTAATTTTTTTATAATTGTTATTTGTTTGAAATTATATTTTATTTTTTCAATTATCATAGAAAAATAATATAAATTTCTCATAAATATTTGGTTTAAATTTTCCTGAGGAATTGCGTCCAATAAATAATAAAATTTTTCATATCGTTTTTCTATAAATTTTAATGATATTTGTAATCTATCAATATTTTCGAATATATCTTCTTTGTTTTTCATAATTATATTTTAGTTTAGATTTAAAATATAATTATTTTTTTATATATTAAAATACCATGAATAAAAAAAATATCTAGTTATTCATATATGATAACATATCAAGTAGTTCAACCTTTTTACTACACATTATCTGCAGATACTGTTAATTCTGCTATTAAAAGTTTTGTAAAAATTCATCATGACCTTAATTTAAATAGTATTATAATTAAGGACCAATCAAGACATATTCAAGCTAACTTAAAATACTTTAGTCAAGATGGTAGAAATCGTGTAGGTATTAACACACTCCCATATGATGGAAATATTATTATGGGTCCATCTTATGCTAACTACTTACAACAACTTAATGTATTACCTGGTGCTACTGGAACTCCATTAACACCAATCATGCCTTCAAATATTTGGAGCAATAATTATCCATTAGCTCCATATTCTAATAATATAATTTCTAATGGCGGTGTAGTTTCACATATAGGTCCTATGTCTCCTATTGGATTTGTACCAACAATTATAGATGTTGATTTTAATAGATAAATCTATTTCTGTAAATCTATTTCTGTATTTTTTTAGAATAATTCATTAAATTTATCCATAAATCTTTAATAAATTCTTCTTCAAGACACACGTCTTTATCAACATTATTATGATTAATAATATTATCTATAACTTCTTTTTCTCTACCAGTATTCAATACTTTTATATCATTATCCTTTTTATACTTTCCAATCTTAATTGATACTTTCATTCTTCTTTTAATTATATCAATTATATCATTATCTATTTTATTTATTTCTTTTCTATATTCATTCAAAATTTCTGACATTTAGTAATTAACATATTAATTGTTTAAACATTTACTTGAATTGTTGGTTCAATTTGATATCTTTTTGGAATATTAATAAAAGTAACATATTCTTTCTCATGATGGTCATCACTGCTATTATATTTTATCTTCAAATTAACAAATAATTCTTTATCAGTATTCAGTTTCAGCAATAAACTAGGAATATATCCTTCCTTTGCTAATATATTTCCAGTATATTTAAACCCTTCATCACCCCAAATTTTAATTTCAATTTCTACTTTATTACATCCAATATATTCATAATATGGAATAGTAATAGCAATAAAATTATAGGTTATATCTCTCTTCTTTTTACTTCTATTCATATTTTTATCAATAATATCTTCATGTTCGGTAACTCTCCTTTGAGTAAAAAAATGATCAATAATATCATTATGATTATTTAATTTAATAGTATTTTCAAATTTAGCATTAAATGCTTCATCTATATTAGCCATTAAGAATAAATAGTATATATTTTTAAGTAAATTTTATTTTTTACAAATATATTGAAATTATTGTAAACAAGAAAAAATTGATTAAAATTCCTTCTTATTTAGGGTTTTTATTATATAATGGATTCTCAATTCAAGAATAAAATAAGTAAACAACCAGTACTTAATGTTGGGATGCTCGGCAGTGTATCAGATGGTAAATCTACATGTGTCAGAGTATTAACTGGTATTAAAACCCAAAGACACAGTTCAGAAAAAACTAGAAATATTACCATTAAACCTGGATATGCTAATTTGAAAATTTGGTCCGATGGAGAAAACGTGCATTCTACTGATTCTAAACCAACTAATTATCAAGCCAGTGAAAAAGAATGTGAATTAGTTCATCATCTATCTTTTGTAGATTGTCCTGGTCATCAAGAACTTATTCTAACTATGCTTGGAAGTATAAAGTTAATGAATGCAGTTATTGTAGTTGTATCAGCTGCAGACCCACTTGCAAAAAAACCACAATTGATTCAACATTTAGCTGCTATTAAATTATCGGGATTAGATAATATAATTGTATGTCTTAATAAACTTGATCTAGTTAGTAAAGAAGTAGCAATGGAACGATATCAAGAATTACAAAATCTTCTTAAGAGTTATGATATAGTTCCTAAAACTATTATACCAACCAGTTTCAATAAAAATATTGGTATATCTTGGCTACTAGAAGAAATTTTAACACACTTCAATGTTCCAGAGGAAACATCCGATAATGCTTGTTTTTTAGCTACACGATCATTTGATATAAATAAAGCTGGCAGTGATTGGACAGACCTAAAAGGAGGTGTTATTGGTGGTAGTCTATTTAATGGTACTATTAAAGTAAATGATATTATTGAAGTTAGACCAGGTATTTGTGGAAAAGGCAAAGATGGAAAATTAATTTCACAGCCAATAAAGTCAAAAGTTTTATCAGTTAAAACTGACCAAGAAGAACTTGATAAAATCTTTCCAGGTGGACTAATGGGTATTGGTACTGATATTGACCCATATTATTGTAAGGATGATATGCTAGCAGGAAACATGATTGGTCTAGAAGGAACACTACCTAGTGTATATGATTCAGTGGAACTAAAATATAATATTATTGAAGATTTTGGAGGTTCATGGAAACCAACAGTAAATGATAGTATGTTTTTACAAATTGGTACTCTATCAATCTCTTCCATACTTACACACGTTAATAAAGAAAATATAAAATTAAATTTATCAAGACCTGCTTGTATTGATAAAGATATGAATATTATTGTTAGTCATAAAGAAAATGGAATCATGAAGATTGTTGCATCAGGAACACTTTATAGTGGCAATAAAATAGTCGATTAATTTATTTTAAACTAATGATTTTTAGCATTTCTATGCTGCCAAAGAGAATAATTATCAAATCCAAAGTAATTACATTATGTACAATAAAATTTTTCATAATGATCATTATAATACAAATGGTCTTCTAAATCTTCTTGTGTACTAGTAGAATAATTACATTCTGTATAATAATCTGAATTAATATAAAACTCTTCTAAATTATTTTCAACACCATTAATTGTATTTATACAGTCATTGAATGATCCGTTTGGAAAATGATGTCTTCCTAGGGAATCAGCATCCCTATTATCTAAAATTTCATTATATTGATAACAGAAATGTGTAACTCTTCCATTGTTTTCATGATGTGTCATAGAATTACATCCATCTATTTTTTTAATTAACTCATGACAGCCTGAACATTGTACATAGTTTTCTAGACCATCCAAACTTAATAAAATATTAATTTCATCGGCGTCAATAGGTTTTTTAATTTATTTGAATTATAGAATTACAAATATAACACTCAAATGAATCTTCATTAAAATCATTAGGAGGACAATAAGTAACATCACATGAAACAGTCTTGTCAATTATTGTTTCCATTTGTCTTAATACTAATTTATTATAGTCTTCGCCTGGTATTACATTAAGCGCTATTTCGTCTTGACAACTTGGACACTTCCAAGGAAGCAAATATCTATTTCTTAACAATACTTTTCCTTGATCAACTAAACATTCTTGACACATATAAAAATGATCTTCATGAATATTAATAATTTCATTTTCATTAATTTCAGACATACAAATTAAACATTCTTTTGTTTTAATTTCTATTTCTTTTTTATCCGGTATAATATTATTATCACAATATTCTTTTACTTTATTCTCAAAGTATTCGAAAGGTAACATTTTTTTTCTTTTATTTGAAAAATTATCAGGTACTAACTTTTTTTTCCTATATATTACTTCCATAAAAATAGGTAGTATAAAATATAATAATTTACTTTCAATATTTTGTATATTATTCCCATAATCTCATATAATCTACACTAATATATGCCCCAGTATTATCTTTAATATATACTTTCATATTCCCATTTTCACCCAGTTCGAAATCTTTTCTATCATTCGCACTAAATATTAAAGCTTCTTGATAATTGATAAATACTGGGTCATCATAAATATTATCCCAATTACCTCCAAAGTTTCTAAAAGTACCAATATTTTTAAATTCACACTCACAAATACCACCCTTCTTTTTTATTCTATTAATTTCCGAAATAAATTTTCCAGAAGTTAATATATCCATAACAAAACCTTCACATATAATTTGTTCAATTGTATTATCTGGTATGTCACAAAAAGTACCCTTAGACATGTCTGTTAAACAAGATGGATTCATTTGTTCTAATATATCAATAGTATATACACCTTGATGTAAATGTTCATTTTTATATGCTTCATCAACTATTAGATCCGGTCCGTTCCCACATCCTAAAATTAAAGTTGTTTCTCCATTATAAGGTCTCTTAATTTGATATGTTTTATTAACTTCCATATCTACTGATAATGCACCTCCTTTAATTTTATTTGATAATTTTAGATATTTATTTTTATATTTACGATAAAGCATTTCATAATTATTGCTCATATATAGATTTTATTTTATTGATAAAGAAAAAAATATATTAATTTAAAGATTAAGTAGTATAACTACTTAATGGAATCCCCAAACTTTTTAATTACTGATTATATCAAAAATTTAGAAGATACTGAAACGTTTAGAAATACTTTATATAAGAAAGGTATTATGACAAAACATTACCCTGATGACAAACTACTTTTAGTTTATACCAAATTTGAAGATTCTATCGATAATAATTCTCAATTAAAAAATGAATGCAGATCTTTAATTATAGATGTAGAAGATAAAATTATTGTATCATATACATGTAATACTCCTATTTGCAATCTAGAAGCTATGAACTATTTATTACAACATAATGATAACACAATAGAAATTTATAAATGTTATGAAGGAACATTAATGTCTTTATTTTACAATAAAGGAACATGGTTCTTATCAACAAGAAGATGCCTAGATAGTAAAAAATCTGTTTGGACTGAAAAATCACATTTTGATTTATTTATAGACGTATTAAAAGAAGATGGATATGAAACGTTTGAAGATTTTACTAGTAACTTGAATGAATCTTATTGTTATAATTTTATTTTAATTCATCACAATAATCAAAATATTGTTAATTACACTAAACAATTTGGAGAAAATTACAAGAGATTATGTTTAGCATTTGTTAGAAATAAGAATGATTTAAGCGAAGTTGAATATAAAAATATAGCAGATATTCTACCATTTAAAGTATTCAAAAATATATTTATTTCAGAAAAAGTAGAATCACTGGAAACGTATACTTCAAACTTAAACAGTTATAATAATGAAGACATGTTAAATTGTTCCGATGAAGGAGCCATTATTAAAACAATAAATGAAAATAAAACAAATACCTACTTAAAAATTCAAACTTTCCCATATCAATTTCATAAAGCAATTGGACTTGAAAAAAATATTTTTAAGGGTTTCATTAATCTATACCAAAATGACAAACTAGTAAGTTACCTAGATGGTAATTCTAATTTAAATAATTATAAGAAAATTGTAAATCCAATTAACACTCAAGAATCATATGATACTATTGGAGTAATTGATTCAGTATTTAAAGTATGTACATCTGAACTTTATGAACTATTTAAATTACTTTGGAATCTAAAAACAGGAAAACATACGGATAATACATTATATGATATTCTTCCAAAAGAATATAAATCAATGTTATATGGTATTAGAGGAATTTATTTCAAAAATAAATCAGAATTTTTTAATTCTGAAGATAAAAATAAAAAAAAGATATATCTTCAAATCAAAGATATTTATCAATATATAAAATCTATTGACGTAAATACTTTTGAAGAATATCTTAGAATTAGAAAGTTAATGAATAATTGGGTTAAAATAGAATCAAATAATGATCAATTAAAAAAATTCAATAAAATTAATGAAAAATGTGATAAAGTGCATTTTAAACTAACTGCAATTTTTAGCAATAAATTATTTCCTAATATTATGCCTGATGATTTACCACAAAAAGATTAATCTATTTCAAAATAAAAATCATCAAGTAGTCCACCTTTTTTATAATTAATATTAATATTTTTATTTTTTGGAAATTTTTGGTCATAACCTTTTATTAAATGTGAAAAAAAAGGGTTATCTTGATTTAAATATATATGTCTATAATTTTTAACTGGATTAAATGACATTGACAGTAAACATAAAATTATTTTGATTATCATTAAATAATGATAATCAACCTTAATTTAAAATATGTTCAATATTTATTAATAAAATGGATTATGTTTATTACTAAATATAACCAATTTTTTCCTAGAGTAAATAAATGCATCTTATGGTTTAACCATGTGTATGTGTGTTGAAAGAAATGCTATTTTTAATTATTGTACAAATAATCTAATACAATGTGGTACTTGTTTGTAAGTTTATTAATGAAAACATACAAATTATCATATTTTTTTACCTTAAAAATTTTAAAGTAATTTAGTTATACTATCTTTAATATTATCAAAGATATTTTCATAATATACTATTACATCTTTAATTACACTATTTAAATTACCACTATCTAGTTTATAATGAAATTTAATTTGCTTATTCAGAGGATGCGGTGTATTGTAACCACAAAATCTTACAGCTGAATGATTCTGCATACCATAACTAATAATATTTCCTAAAGTATGGTCTTCATCATCTACTATAATGACACCTTCCATACCTTTGTTTTTTGGTAAATTTTGATTAAACTTTTGTAATTTCTTTTTTAAGATCTGTAACGATAGTAGTAAAATTCTTTTTTCTGTAATTTGCCCAATTGACTCTATTATAAAATCATAATCATCTTTATTTTCTTTAAAAAAGCAAACAGATGTGGCTGAATAAATACTAGAAATCTCTTCTGTACCTAAATCAGCTTTAACTGAAAGTTTAATCTCTTGACCTGGTTGAAGTTTAACAATTTGTACTGGGTTCTTATAAGGAGATTTTATTACACCTTCCTTATAATAAAATTTACAATGTTCAGTTGTTACCGCCGCAATATCTTTAGTAGTATTTTTGAAATCAACATACATAGTTAATGAATTAATAGATGATACATCAAAGTTTTTATCTACACTTAGTTCGATATCATCATTTACTAAACCTGTTGTTTCTGAATACTCTTCTTCTGGAATAATGTCTTCTTTTTTTTTTTTTAA